GTTTCCAAACCGCAATATCATTCCGCGAGGATCACGCAGAAAATGCCCAAAACGTCTACGCACCAAATAATAATTAATATAGGCGCGCGTGAAGCATAAAGTGCCAGCAAGGCACGACCAACCCAGGGCAATGTAACAAGAGAAAGTGGAAAATGGGGTAAAAAAGGCGTAACCGTTCAAAAAATTTAATGCAAGCCACATGCCGCCTGTTCCCATCCAAATATAAGCATTGTGAGCCATCACTCTCCAATAAATCGAAAACCCCCTCAAAAGATCTAGGAAGGTTGTAGCTGACAATTGCTCTCGCTCGAATGGATCGGGGACTGCTTCTTCGAAAGAAATACTAGGAGCACGGATGTCATTCGCTTCCCCCGATTGCTCGCGGAAATTGTTCACACATTTGCATCGTAGTGATATGGAATGGCAATTCTTGCACAAATGCACATGTTCGTGTAAAACAGTCTGAGTAGCGATAAAAGACTTTTGGGAAACATGGTGAGCGTGGGCGTCGTGAGCGAGATAATCAGCTGCATCAAGAAGTGAAACATTCTCAAGCACAACACCATTGTGCTCTATGGGTACGAAACGTGGAATATCTTTGCCTCCAAGAGTGGGATTCTTCTCGGAAACACACTTCTCAAGAGTCAAATCCCACATATCGGGAAACTGTCGCTCCTCCTCTGGCAAAGATTGAACAAAAGCTACCGCTTTTGCAGGATCCAACATGCGTGACCCAGACGAACCGTTATCCAAGCCAAACGCAGATCTTACCTTCACCTTAATGCGGACATTGACGCGCCGCAAAATAGACGTAGGTTCGTTCGAATAGACGTTAGCTTGAAAGTCTTCTACATTGCTCGTAATAAGTAATGTCAAAGGTGCAACAATCGTTTTGCCCTTCGAGTCAACGTCAGCCTTTAAAGCAACTTCCGGATTGTTATTGTTGTACTTTATAATCCATGATAAAGGAGATACATCCACAAAGTTCGAGTTAGTATTGCATAAGTCATCCAACACGACTGTCTCCGAGTTGGAGAAAAGTCCCGTCTGGAACTTATCTCCATCATTGTGAACATATTTGTATTGCTGATCCCCGGAACCACCGCACGCTTTCACGCACACCATATTCAAAATGACACCAACTGAAGACTTACCGACACTAGAGGGACCGGTGACGGCAAGACAATATGGAGCCAT